GGTAATGGTAGGGCTGGACAGAGCGGAGTTTGGAATCGCCGACGCCGCCACCGCGAGGGAAGGAGTCAGTGTTCCGGTTACCGTGGGGACTAACCACGTTGGCCAAGAACCGGAAGGAGCCGCAAAACTAGTGACTACAGAACAACCTGTTGTGGTGAAGGCCCCCGAAGTTCCGTGCGGACAAATTGCCGAAGTGCCCGGAGTCAAAGCAGAATCAATAACTCCCGAGGGAGCAATCGGATTTCCATTGACGATATTTGCTGCTGCTCCGGCGGCTGTAGAAGACGCTGTCCCGCCGTTAGCAATACTAACGGGAGTAGAAATTGTCCCGGTGTTGCCGCAGATATTAGTGGTAGTTTGCGAGCCGCCACCGGGGTATGAAATCTGTTCGTTCACACAGTAGTTGATGTTGATGTAGTAGCCATAGTTGCCGTTTTGATCAGCGACCACAGACCCCGAGGGAATAGAGATTGAGAGAAGCGGGTCTGAGTAAATCGTCGCTACTGTGCCCGTCGCCGTAGATGTTACATACACGACCGCGTTCGGCTGGACGACTACATACTGACTTCCAGTCGCTCTAGCTAATGCTTGAGACGAACGGTGGAAGCCGGTAGTAGCCTGTCCAATCAAAAGCGCGGGAAACAGCAACAACGATAGAAGAAGTTTCTTCATGGTCTCCGTCCGAATAATGGACAACTTAGTATTTCTCGTTCACAATCGAAGGAGAAATGTCTCCAGTTTCAAAATCCACGGACCAAGCGCACTTAACGTCTGTCTGTCCCGATCCTTCGCCCTTGTTCTTCTGAACAGGGAATTCGCCGTCCTTGCCCCAGACAGATGGTGTCTGGTCGCCGGAGTCCTGCGCGTTGCGAGGGCCGGTTTGGTTGGTGGACTGCTTGACTAGCTTGCCTTCGCCTTCAGCCATTCCTTCCGGACCCATTGGTCCGATTGCGGGGTAGTCCGACGGTTTCGACGCGCGCGGATTTTCGAGATTCCCGCCTAATTTCACGAGACCGCCGCCGATGCTAGATGTGTTGTTTTCCATTTATAAACCTCTTGGGGGCAGTAGCCCGGATGGTGAAGGTGCAGATTTTTGTGGTGTCGGAGCAGACGTGCTCCACGGAGCTATTTGGGGAAGGGGAGTTTTGTTGAAGGGAAAAGTTGGTGCAGGAGCAGGCGGGGGTGTTGTCCAGCCATTCGGACGGTCTACCTTGAGGTGGGGTTGGAAGGTGATTCCAAACAACTCGTAGGTACCGTTATTCTTGGCGTCAGAAGTTTGTGGCATATTGCCGACGAAACGTTGTCCGGCGGGCGCTCTCCACATGCTCGGTTGACAAGGGTCGGCGTCATGCTCCGCTAAAATCTTGCCGTCATCGTCTAGGATTTGGACGTAGAGTTTCATAAGTCGGGAAACCTATCTATCAAAACCTGAATTCCTTCTTCAAGGAGAATTTGTTCCTGATCTTCGGTTAGGTAGTCGGGTCCATACCTCTTGTGAATCATGCGTAACCAGGCTTCGTTAGAGGGGGCGGTTTGTATGACACACGAAGGAGAGTACATCTATCCCCACATCCCAGCCCCGAGAACGTTTTGAAATCCATGCGGGGTCTGACTATTTACTTCTGGTTCTGGTACAATGTCGAAGAACGGTTGTATCTGTTCCGGTTCTGCCGGGACTAGTTTTCCGTTGTCGTCGTAGTACCAAGCGGCTCGGCCTATCTTTTCCTCGTCGAAGATTTCACCCCAGCCGATTCGGTCAATACGCGAGAACATATCTACTTTGTGTTCGACGATTGCCTGAGTAGCTTTAGGCGCATATCTATTGGGCATCTGAGAAATTACGTCTGGGATGTCGTCGTGGTGGTGAGCCACCAAACATCGCTCCCACTCAGAATAAAAGACTTCTAGGTTTGGTTCCTTGGGGGCCATACAAGCGTTGAGGAACTTTAATCGTCCTTCCGCAACCCACGGATACATGGAACGCATACGAACACGTTTAGCATCCACTTGATTGTCCGGCGAAACCCAATCTATGTTCGAACAAAGAGATATAACTCTAGGGTCCTGAGTTCGAAGAGCCGCCGAAATAATTGTCGGTTCAAGAAATCTGGAACCGGCTGCGTCTTCGATACCAATGATAAAAGGCTGCTCTTGCTGTGCCAAGTCAACGATAGCTTGTGCCAGGGTTGAATGGTTGAATCGATCCCGGATAATCTTGCGTACATATCCTACTGTTCGCTTGTTTCCGGTCTTCGTTCCGTCGGGTCTGAGTTCGTCTTCTTCCGTCCAGATAATGGACGCACCCGTAGAGTAGTCGCGGCCTTTCTTCTTGCTGAAGGCGAAGTCCCAAAACTGACAGCAGGGTCCTTCGCGAGGAAGCATGTGAAAGGGAACAGTTGCCCGCAACATCATCATGCGGTTGAATTCTACGTCGCTTGTCGTGCGGGGGTTCTGATTAAGCTGGCCTTCTGTTACTCTCTCATTCTTTGAGAACTTGCTCATAAAGAACGAGAAAGACATGATGTTCGGCAGAAGGAGTATGCAACCTTCTGGACCTGCTTCTGTGTAGGTTACAGGTCGGCCTTCTCTAGATAACCTATCTGCTACTTCAGGAATGATCTGGCAGGCTTTGCCGATCAGCATATCGATACTGAAGGTCTTGTTGTGGTAGAACTTCCACCCAACACCCTCTTTGACTTCTACCTCGCCCTTATCTACGTACTTCTCAAGCAACGCGCCGTAGTGGTCGAGATCGTGATACCGGGTTCCTATGTAGAAAATGTAGAATCCGTCGCCTCCGGGAATCAGCAGGTTCTCGGCGAGGAACAGTTTCTCAGAAACGCTTTGGCACTGAGTTTCTGTTTCCGTGTTTTTGTCGGACACAGCATCATCTGCTTTGATGACTTCGTAGTGCCATCCAGATTTTGTCTTTCCCACTGACGAGGCGATGACTGTGGATTCTTTGCGCTTGATCTTCTTGGCTTTGTAGACAGGACAATCGAACAGATTACCCTTCCGCATGTCTTTGTCCAAGCAGCAAAATTCTGGAAAGAAGAGATTCATCAACGTCGGAGTATCTTCTCGCAACGTGAAAAACGACTTTACTTCTGAAATGAAACCGATAGACAAACTAGCTTCGGCGGTCAAGTACAGTATTCTGATCGACGGGTAGGCTAAAATCCACTGCACCGTGTCTACATGGTCGTAACTGGACTTGGCCCCGCCTCTGGGCCACAACAACAAACGAGTCTTTACCGAACTCAGTTTATGAATTGGAACGTCGGGGTCTTTCTTCGTGAACAAATCAGCGAAGGAATCGTACTGAGGATCGATAAAGATGTTGTCGGTGACAGGTTTACAACCGCCATCGCTAGCGGGCATAGCATCCCACAAGAAATACTGAGCCAGCCATTTGATATCGAAGATGGAGCGGCGTCTGACTTCTTTGCCGAGAGGGGAATTCGGAATCGTGTCCAAACCCAACTTCGCTAGGTTGATCAAATCTTCTTTGATGGACAATAGGAATTCATACAGAGCGGCATTCGGAATTTCTTCCTTACCGCCATATTGGTCCTGAAGTAGATCAAACCTGTCCGAATTCGAAGCCAATTTTATCGCCCTTACGCATGTTGTCTTCAAACCACAGAGGCTGAAGATTTAGATAGTAGCAAGCAAGAAGATGGTGTTGTCTATCGGTCAAATCAAAAGCAGCCATAGGCATTATGTGGTCTATGTTCCAGCATCCGGGTCCCTTGCCGTAATTATCCCAAGTCATTCCGGGATAGAACTTCGACTCTAGATATTTCTTGAAATCTGCTATTGAGCATCCGAGGTCTCTAACCGCCGACCCAGACTTGAAATCTTTCTGGAGAGCGGCTCTGAGTCTAGCACGAAGAGAGTCCTTCAATCTTAGCTGTGGGTCAGTCTTTCTTCTTCCTGCCGCGTACAAATTGATACGATCTGGATTCTCTAATTTGTCCTTATCAGCCCAAACCTTTCGGTACGCGCGCATTTCTTCCGGGTGCTGTTTAGCCCAAGCATTCCAATCTATCGACCCATCTGCTTTAGTGCGAACATAGTATCTATGATGATATTCTTTGCACTTAGAAGAGGCTTGCCAAACTAATTTATCGGCTTTGATTTTCTTCTTAGCGACCGGATGTTGTCTGTAGTCCCTATCGTACTCCGCCTTGCATTGCTTGCAAATAGGAGACAACCCATCCTTGGACTTCTTATTCTTGCAAAACTGTGTTGCGTCCTTCTCCAACCCGCACTTTGAACAAACCTTGGTCATTTAACTATGCTACCACAATCCCCCCAGACTTGTCAAGACTAATCGGTCGAATTCTCAATAAATATGTTATCGGATTCATCTATCCGATGGATTCGGGCGTCTGTGTATTCCACCCAAGCTACCGGGAAAGTTGGGTTCGGTTCGCCGCCTGAATATCTGTAGGAACCGATTCCCTGAGTCACAATGTTGGATACATTCATCTCGTTCGAAAAGTCACCGTCATCGACAGACCAGACCATCGGGGCTGCGGCGACGGTGTTAAAATACACTCGAAGAGTTTTGTAGGTCGTTTCGAATTCCATTTTTCGAACTACTCTTTGGCTAACTCAAGAAGTAACTGCTCCGCAAAAACCGCTTCGTTATGGTGTTCGGCGGACAGGGTTATGTATCCGCTTTCGCGACAGTTCAGTTCTAATACGCGGGACTTGTGTCGGTGTCCCTCCACAAACAGTTTTAACCGCTCGATAAGATCGGATGTCACTTATGGTTTGGCTCCCGTTAGCATTTGTTGAATCCAATATGCTGGTTCGGCAAGGGACGAGGCGTCCTTCACGAACGTGTAACCTTGAATTAGGTGGCACTTGAAAGCGTGGCAGGGCGGAGGAAAGAGAAAGGCATGGAACCGTGTGTTTGCGTCAGTAGTCATGCTTCCAAAGTTACCGCTGATAACATCGAAGTTATGTATGGTTCCGGACACATCTTTGGAAGTTACCAAGTCATCCAAGTCGTATG